AAATGTCCCAATAAACCATTTCTAATTTTTTTCATTTTAGTAAATCTTCTAAAGATTAACAAATTCCTCCCGTTATTAGAAAATTCAAAAACATAATAGTTTACACGCTCAATATCTATATCTTTGACATCTCCAACATAGTTATCGCTATTTCTCAGGTCTGCTAACACATCAATTATATGAGCCGTTGCTAAATCAGAGATTTGTAAAGTACCTTCAACTACAACACTCGGATCATAAACCCTTTGCTCTAAATCGAAAAATTTATTGTCTAAACTCTCACAAAAGAAATTTTTTAAGTTTTCACGCATATCTACAATAATTTCCGGGGTATAGATATCAATACCATTACCAACTTTTTGTACCACTTTCATTGTTATACTATCAGTATTGGCAGTATCTAGATCACGCATGAATCTTCTAATCTCATCAATATTCATTAAATATTCCCTCTCTCAAAAAATAATATCTGCTAACATAATTAAACCAAAAGAAAGCCCTAAAGACAATAGCCTCTGGGCTTCTTAGCAGATATAATCTTTGAGGATTATAAAATCACTTTAACACACGGGGAACATAAGTTCAAGTTAAACGTTTATGATATTAAAACAACATTTTGTGATATTCATAACATTAAATTTGTAACAAAAATGTTATATTTGATTCCAAGTACCGCACCTCATCGAGGGGCTATTTTTTTATCGTTGCGGAATATTTAAATACCAGCGTTTATCATGAAAATCTTGTGCTCCGCCTTTAGTGTTCCCTTCTGGATCATTCGTTGCCCGCATCATGACATAGACTTTCTTATTAGGAAAGTTGCGCATGTTAAAAGATACGTGATAGCCAACATTTCCAGATGTCCCATACGCTTGATTTACATCTGGCCTATAAATTCCATCAGCTTTTACTCTAGCTAATTCTTTCCCAGTATTGTAATCCATAATGAAGATATACTCGTATTTATAGTTAGCAATGTGCCATCCAGCCACATGCAAGTTTGCGTTTTCGATTTCCCCAAACTGATCAATGTGGGCGTAATTTGTTCCATCTGTCAGCGTAGGATTTGCAGCACCTGCTCTAGTTGGATCAATGACTGGTTTATCATCTGAAGTAGTTGGATTTTCATCGATAAATCCATGAGCTAAATCATATGCTAATTTTTCTTTACTTACGCCCATTTCAGAAAGATAACCGTAAGGATCTGTATGATCACCCCAAATATTTTGTGTTACCCATAAATGTGATTTGATTCCTGGTTGGTTATAAGGCGTGTCCAATGTTAATGGAATACCATATTTCTTTGCTGAATCTCTAGCCAATTCAACGTATGCTTTATAGTTTTTTTCAAAAGTTGCTTTATCATGTGTGTGTTGTAACTCAATCTGAACAGGACTATTGGCATTAGCATACGAACCAGCACCGTACTGTACATAACCAGGTTGTCCAACTTGGTAAACAATTCCACCGTCTCCCACAATGTAAGCAGTGTAAGCACTAGTCCATGAACGTTGCATATACTGCGCTTCATTGCGTCCTGTTGCTGTTTCGTTAGCCGTTTCATGAAGTAAAATATACTGATTATTTGCTACTTGTGAGCTACCTTCATTTGCACCTAAATTAAATTCATTGTTAATCGTATAGGCGAACCCATTAATTGGCAATAAAAAAAGAGCCGTTAATAGGCTCATCGCAGTAATAGTAATTTTCTTTTTCATTTGTTTCCTCCTATTTTTTCAGATTATAAGCCGACACACCAGTGATAACGCCTAAAAATGTTGCTACTGCATTGATAGTGAGTACTGTCATATCTGTTCCATTCCATCCATATGCTTTTCCTAACATGGCTACTAAAGCAGATGCAGCTGGCAATACTGTTAAAACTGTCCATTTAATGACTTGATAATACTTATCGGGTAAAATCATTTCTTCTTAACTCCTTTCTTTTTTACCTAGATTTTTCTCTAAATAAAGTTTTAATTTGTTGCGTGTGTTCCACTAATTTTTCTGCATGTGTATCTAATCTTTCATCATGTTTCTTCAATTCTTCATGAATAGTAATGCGATCAGATTTGCTTGCTTCTAAATCTTTAGTCAGTAAATCTAAATTTCGGCTTACTTTTGAAAGAGTCTCAGTAATCTTCGAGAAAGATGCAGTAATTGGTTTTATTACTAATAAAATCAAAGAAACGATAGCGGTTATTGATCCTGCTATCGCTCCCCATTCCCCTAAATTAATCATATTGCAACTCCTTGTATCAAAATAAAAAGCACATCAATTAAGATGCGCTCTTATCTTTATTAATGATTTTTTCTGCTTCTTCGTCTGTAATGCATAGTGGAACGAATAGTCGAACTTGATCGTCAGTAAAACAGCCCCAATCATACATCATTTTCACATCGCTAAAACTAAACATACTACTCACCTCCCTTTGAAGCTGGATTTAGTTGCTCTTTAATTTCTGAAATGTCCTTGCTGTTTTGAAGCGAAGCAAGCATCATTTTTGAATTGATTTGTGCTAAACTGTCAGCTTTTTCTTTCAATGCAGTATTTTCCTGTTTAATTGCTACATCGCTTAGCATGAGTTTGGCGTTGATCTGTTTTAAATCGCCGTTCTCATGTTCCAGAGCCTCATACATCGCTTTGAGATTGTTTAAATCGTTGTGATCTAGTGCGTTCGCTAAAACAATCCATTGGTTCAGTTTAGGATCAAACATCTGATCAGCGATCGTTAACGGTTCGCCATCAGCACGAATTCCTTCAAGCGGTGGCTGATCTGTGTAAGGAACGGATACAAGCATGTCGTCCAACACTTTTCCTGCGTACTCTCCGCCAGTACGTCCGTATTTCCAAATGTTTTTCATAATAAATAACTCCTCCTATTCTTAATCCCCTATTCTTTGAAAAACCGCTAGCGGACAGCTTATAAACTGTCCTGTTGTTGCTCCTGTTTCAGATGAAATTGAAACGAAATCAATGACATCGCCGACTTTTAACGAAACTTGTAGCATGCCAGAAAAGTTCCATCTATTTCTAAAACTCTGAACACCACGCGCCCAAGGAGAACCTGCAGTTGTTCCATTTACTCGCATATCTACATAGTGCCAAGCGTCAATAGCGGTTCGAACTTGTACACTCAATTGTCCATTAAAAATATACGTTCCAGCAATTTGACAGACCAATTTTTTGTCAGAGTTACGTTTAAATGCTGCTTTTGTTCCCGTAGTTTTGATTTCTGATCCAAAACCGAATACTGCCCCATTTAGATTAAAATCAGCGATTTCACCATCTTTGTTATTAATAGTTGTGATAGCTGTTTTATCTAAATCAGTAATTGTAGCAACTTCTTTACCTGCAATCTGTAACCCATCCTCAAAGTTTTTTAAACCTTCAATTGACTGCGGTTCGGTCAAACTAACAGTATTATTCAAACTTTTTTCAGTATATTCAGGTGTGACATCCCAACTATAATCATTGGGATTGTTGCTGTCTTTCAAGCCTTCACCGAAGTATTTCAACTGACTAGTATTCGGGGTTCGGGTGTTGCCTTTTTCAATTTTTAACCAGTCGATTTGGCATGCGCCTGTTGTTGATTGGGGATACTGGATAACAGTTAACCGTTTGGGGTAGTTAACCCCAAGCTTCTGCGGTGTAAAAGTCAGACCCCATGTGTCAACTAACCCTTCTACTGGCTCTAAGTTACCATATCTATAATCTCCACTACTCTCGTTGTAAACAATGAACGTTTGGATAGCTGGTTTGGTTGCCTTCATGGTAAGTGTATAGGTTTGACCTACAATAAATTCTTCTTCCATGTCAGCTTGATATAGGCTGTAGGCGCTAGATTTGATTGGAAACGCAACAGACTTATTGGCAATATTCTCACCCAATGGAATTTTACTCAAATAATACGGTTCATCTAGTAAATTTGGCTGGTACGGTGTGGCTGTTGGACCTTCTTCAATCTTAATATCGCTAATAATTACACCACCGTTTATCCGACTACTATACCCTTCAAGATCAATAGTTAAATAAAATCTTGATAAATCTGTGATTTCATAATTTACTACACCTGTAGCCTTTACCGTTATTTCTTTACCTACTTCAATCTCATAAGCAGTAGTAGATAATAAAATAGTTCCGTTCGTAGTTTTTCTATAGGCTATCCTTATCTTATCAATATCTCCAGTTGTACCTTCGTCTACTTTAACTTTTGCACTTATGGTATACGTTTTACCACTAATTAAACTAGGTGTGTTATTTGAAGTAAATGTGCTGAGTCGTTCAGCACCTTTCGACATTACATATATAGCATTAGTAGAAACATCTGTTACAACAGTATCACCTTCTAGATGAAAATCAGAAGCTTTCACTATTCTCATTAAATTCGGGTTACCGCTATAATCATAGTCTCCGAAGTCGATGCTGTTGGAGTACATCGTTTGTAAGTTCATACCATCGAGAAGCTCTTCGAGTTCACCCTCTGCAACACGAAGGCCATTTCCTACGTTTTCAAGTCTGCTTTGCACTTGCGGAAGTTGCTCATTGATTTCGTTGATTGCGTTTGTTTTAGCTACTGCTGCTAAATAGGTAGCATCCGTTTTAGCGACTACCTCGCTTTCATTTTGTTTTCAGTTAGTTCACAGTTTGGTTCAAATACGTTTCATTAGTTATGTTTATTTCTGACTTTTTATTAAAGACAAACAGCAAATGAGCAATCAAAAAAGCTAACATAACTAGAACTATTGGCCAAGCTTCAAAAAATAAAAACTCAAAATTTATGGTCATGAAGCACATGAATGAAAGCTTCAAGCTCCAATCTTTATTTTTTTTCTTATAATATTTATAGACTATATATAGTATTAGCCCTATGTAGAACAACAACCCAACCAATCCAAACTCGTAAAATAGAGTTAAATAATGGTTGTCTGGAGTTGTGAAATTCTGTATAAAAATAGGGTTTTTTAACATGAATAAACTTACCGTCCCACCACCAAAACCAAAAATTAAGTTAAATATATTTTGCGAAAACATATGCTTAACAATTAAGTTTATTGTGTGCAGTCGCTGAAGATTGGATCCACTTGTTGAATTAAAGCTTAATGAATCGCCGAAACGTAAAGCGACTGCTTCAACAATTTCTTTCCCGAACATGATTAAAAAAATTACGCCTGAAACCACGACAATGAATCTAACAGCGTGCACACTTAATTTAACTTTCGGTTTTAAAAGACTATTCAACATGTTTTTTCTATCATTCAGCACGTATAAAAAACAGACAAATATAAAAGCTAGCCAAGCGCTTCTTGATTGAGATGTATATATATTTAAGACAGCAAGACCTTGTAATGACAATAACAAAGGTTTACTCTTGATAACGCTAAAATTAATTAGAAAAACAATAATAAAAAACAAACCGCTTATTATAGGATGATTAAAAACAGACATCGTTCGATAGCTTGACTCTCCGAAATGATAATAAAAACCAGTTTCTATCAAATCCATATAGTTTACAAGAAGCGGAATCTTAAAAAAAGTTTGGTATAAATTTGCTATGGAAAAAACATTCAGCATCATCGCTATACTCCTATATGTTTTTTCTGCAAAAGGACCTATTTGCATAAATCTTAAAATACAGTAGATTAAGACAAGATAAAAAATCATATACCTCTTCAATACGTACTCTATTTCTGCTGTCGAAATTACCAACATATAACAAGCAATTAAAAAAGCACTGATAAGTGTATAAATATTGCTCTTTTTCGACTTTATGTTTCTTAGCAAAATCAACGTCACTGAGATAAGTGTCAAAGCTAACATATACACATATATAAAACTTGAAGTAGGTATATATCTAATTAAAATTGTAGAAATCAAACCCAAGACAACCATGTTAATATAAGGTACTCTCTTTTCTTTATTCTTCAAAAAATTTCCTCCTAAATAATTCTTTTATAATTATATAACATTAGGAGGAAATATGTTTAGATTTATTTTTTATTTTATTTCTACTGTGACAAAACTGTCTCAATGAGCGCTTGCGTTTCTAAAGGAAATCCAGAAATAGCTTGATCCGTATTACTCCACCCGTCAATTGGATGAATGTGACCTCCAACCGGATACATGTTTGTAATTATATACTCAAAAATTTTACAAGCTTGCTCTAAATCAGAAATGTTTCCAGCTTTATAAAGCACGCACGCTAGATAGACGGCTGTTGAAGCCAAACCTCGACGTTCCTGTTGATATTGGTATCCGACTTCTTTAATTTGTCCACTCCCATTCGTCACCTCGAATGCAAGTTGGCGAATATCGAAAGGAGGGTTTTCTACAGCCTGTAAATAATCAAATAGAGCGAACGCGTGATAATGTAAACGCGGATTTACCAAGAAATCATAATAGGTGTCAAGCTCTATTTTAGCGTACGGAAGACGAGTATTGTATTGTACAGTATTGTTAAATCTTTCTATTATTCTATTCATACAATTTTTCCGGATATCGTTATCAAGCAAATCTAGACTCTGTTTGATATACTTTATAGCCGTTGCTTCTGGGTTCATGGCGTCAGTGGTTGTTTCCATAACGCCGTCGCCCCTAAGTGCTACTTTACCTTGACCTCCACTTAATGCTTCGATCTCGACAAACGCATCAGCTAAGTTATGAATGACATTCTCAGTAGTAATAACTACATCTAAATCATTTCTTTTTACTGCTTCTTTATGAAGGTAGGTTAAAATAGACATATCACGACCTATATACTGAATACCTCTTCTCCAGTTTTCTGTCTGCCATGCGTTGACAAACCCCTCTTTTGTTCCGCCGCTATAATAAGATAAGGCTAAGTCAAACCGATTTACTGCGTGAGTATATAAATCATCCCCACTTAATTTTGTAAGCCCAATAGATTCGAGACCGTTTATACCTGGGAATAAATTTTGTCCGTTAAACAAATTCCAATCACGCATATTTTCAACGTAAAATTTAGCGAGTGAATTGAATTTTCTTTTTAAAGTTCGTGCGTTTTCTTTAGAAGCTCTAGTAAATAGACGATTTATTCTTCTTAAACGCTCATTGTCCACATTATCAAAAGCAAGAGAAACATACGCGTTTGCTGTCCAATATGCCTTATTCGGGATAGAAAATGTGTTTGGAGAGGCATTTTGCCAACCGACATATGCCTTTCCCGTTACCGAATTTGTAACGATAGGGTAGTTATTTGAATCGTAGTCTTCACCATGCCGTTGATGCCATCTAAATCCAGCTAATATACGATGGTCGCTACCTGTTTCAGATGAGTATAATTCGTGATCGTGCGCTTGCAATGTCGTACCACTAATCGGATTCCATTGAATTTTTTCCATGACGCCATTCAGAACTCCACTGGCTACATCTGCGATAGTTTCGGTTTTAGTTTCCCAATCTACATCACCATTCGCCCAAATGCGTGTCCGAAATGTCGCGACAATGTTGGAATTATAAACATAGGAAAACTTTGAAATGATATCTTTGAACACTACACCAGTTCCTTCAATTGTTTTAGAAATCACTGTAGTGTTTCCTGTTTTGGAGCTATTAAGGTCAGTATACGCATCGTTTTTAATGGAAGTTGCTTGCAAAGCTGTGTTTAACGCTAAATCGGTTCCGTCTTTGGTAACGCTAAGAATGCCCCAAGATGCGTTTTTGTGTGTGAGATAGGTTATTCCGTTGGCTAAATAGCTTTCTTGCACATTTGCTTCTACAATTGTTTGAGGCACATTATCCTTTTGGTTCACATCTTGAGCTGAAACTTCAATAGTAAATACTTTCGTTTCCCCAACATTCAAGTTGCCAAGAGTCCAAATCGTACCATTTTTTAAACTTCCATCTTCCCACGCCCCCATTTTTTCACCAGTTCTAGGGTGTCTATCTTCCTCCCATTGGCTAGGTAGCACCACCCCAAAAGCGTTTTTGACCACGATTCTTTTTTCAGAAGGGCATTCCCCTTTTTCAAAACTGATATAGATACCAAATGGCTTATTCTCATAATTTACATTACTTGGATTTTTTACAACTGCTTGATAAATCACAGGCTTTGTACTCAAGGAGTCATAAGATATTTTTTTTGAAAACAAATTATCCGCTCCATTTTGTGACAAATGTCTTATCTGCTTTGTTAATTTTAAGTGTATCGATATCTGTACGGAATTCATTTGCGCCAGAAAGAACCTTGTCGATTTCCTGATTGGCTTGATCAATACGATCTTCAAGTATAGTTAGATCATTTTGCGCTGAACTAACATTTTTAGAAACAGCCTCAACCTTTGCTAGCGCCTCGTTTACTGCATCTGTCGCCTCTTGCTTGACCCCATCAAGCAGTTGTTGAAAGTCCTTAAAATAATATTCTCCATTCAATTG